TTACGCTTGTGTTTACGAGCTTTACGTGCCATGAGATTTCTCCTTTAGCAGCGGTCACCTACTTATAAGGGGAGGCAGCCACACCCTCTTTCTTTCTCAAGAAATTATCTACGAGTCTTGCGACTTTTTTTACCGTATCTGTGCATCATAATGGTTTCCTTAATTAAGTTCTAGCGTAGTTACGCTGGGTTCTACCCCCAGACGAAACTTTAATCCCTGTTGTTCTTGATGTCAAGCCAGGTCCTGAAGTTTGTTTACGAAGAGTGTCAGTACTCACCCGTGGCTGGTCTGCTTTAGGGCTAACTTTAGGTCCACCTACGTTTTGTGTTGCCATCATCCCACCTTTTTCAAGTCTGGTTTACCGTGTTCTTTGCCGTGTGGTTGTTGGGGTTGCATTGCTTGCTTTTCCTCCATCTTCTTCAGACGTTCCAACAACTCTTCTTTCATCGGTGGCTCTATTAAATCAAGTAGAGATTTTTTGTCAATAGCCCCTGCTTTGAGTAGGTTAAATGCAAGAGTCCTGGTGTCCTCCGTAAATATCGGGGAGTTAGAGTGTCCGTCCACTTTAACCGTAAATTCTTTTGTAAATTGTTCGGCAATGAAAGGTATACCGTGCGTGTCCTTAAAGTGCGTATCATCATAGAGTTGCATAGCCTTTAGGTATAGGGTTGCTAACTTTTCTAGTGAATCTTCAATAATAAGTGCCCGTTTTTTAACTCGTGACGAACCCAGACGGGCTAACTGGGAGGCATGACCCGCTGAACGCACACCCGCTTCACCTTTACCCTGTAGCACATTTCCAACACCAGAGGCTTCTTCAAACATTGCGTCTATTTCACGCATCTCTGTGAATAGGTCTGGTGGCATAGTGGGTGCTAACTTCTCTACTTTAGCGTTAGGCATATCTGTAGAAAGTAGTCCCCCCGCACGGTTGAGTGCAAAGTTCTTCTCATCAAGGATGCCTGTGAACCCAATCAGAGCCGTTGGTGGGGACACTTGTTTGGATAATAAATCCAATATTTCTGTCATGCGTCTATTGCGTAACTGTTGCAAATAGATAAGACGTTGTACTTCACTTGCGCCCCAGTAGTAGTCGTACAAGGGGTTTGGACAAATCTGAATAAAGGGCAACTCACCCTTCATAAACATTTCTTCGCCCGTGCGTTCGTAAATGATAATGTCTGGGTCTGCCTTAGTAACAACCCTGTAGTCTGAGATGTCATCATCCCAGCACCAGAGTTCTGTCATCTCAACTGTGTCTTCAGATACTTCTGCTTTATATCTGTTTCCACCAGCCAAGTCTAGGTTGACGTTACCGTAAATGGTTGGGTTAGACTGGGAAATAATAATACGCTCAAGACCGTTGGCTATCTCGGTTCTTTCGTGAGGCATTGAATTAAGTTTAGAAAGTATCTTTTCTCTGTTGGGATGTTTGTAAAGACGGGCATACAACTCAGATTTCGTAATGTAATATTTCTGAATGATGGCTTCTTGTCTGTCTGTGTACGTGATGTCTTCACGCAGTACACCCATCGTGCCAGGTTCAACCATGTACGGATGGATACCGTTTTGCATAATGACCTTGACATAGGTTGTTCCGTAAACAAGTGCCCAAGTAGTGGCTGTAGAAAAAACTTGGTCAGCGTTGCTATTTAGCCACTCATTGTTTAATGCTTTTGTGAGTGTGGGTATTTTCCTGTGTTCGTTATCTGGGACTGACGCACCCAAATTAATTGAGAAACGTGTGGTCTCAGCAGAATAGAGGAATGAAGTTACTTGGTCGAGGTGGGGAAATATTTTGTTGTAAAGAGCTGGAGCTTCATCAGGTCCGTTTCCAAACAAGTACCAGTTGCGTAATGAAGCATAGTCAACTCTTCTGGAGTTAAGGGACACTTCGCATTTATAAATGAGGTCTCTGTAGAACTCATCTCTGTCTAGCATCCCTTTTGGTATTTTCATTTCTACTCCGCACTTGTATTAATTTTTAATCCCTCGTGGTCTACCTGAGTACCCGCACCTGGTCTTGGTGGTACAAATTGTCCTACACTTTTGGGTAAAACGCTAACAGATTCGTCAGCTACAGGTCTAAACTGCCCACCCATGACGGATTTAAGGTTGATATTACCACCATTGCCCCACATTGCGCCAGATAGTCGTTGTTGAACCAATTGTTCCTCTTGCATCTTCTGATTATGAGCCATAGCCTCACCAGCCTGGGCAAATTCTTTGTCAGATAGCTTATTTTTGCGTTTTAGGTAGCCATCTTGGTGTTCACCAGCTCTTGTGGACTTAATATCGGTCATATCAAACTCTAAAGCCAATTGTTTTAGGTTTTTATCGTTTCTTTTTGTCTTTTCTGACTTTATAGCCACTGGTTGAAGAAAAATTACAGATAAATCGCCTGTACAGAACTTTATAGGGCATTTTGCCTCCCTAGATTCAAATACACCGTGTTCTGTGCACATATAGTCTTTAAGAACTCCCATATCACCCCCTTTTTCAAGTTTTTAACAAAATATTGTCGAAATTTGCGTAATCATGCCTATTTAGAGGCTTATTTTGTACTTTAAACCCCGTATGCGTCATAACCAGTTTACTCATGGGTATTAAAGGTTGTACAGGTTCTTTCCTGTAATCAGGGTAAGTTTCATTTGTACGTTTTTTCATTACCTTTATCTTTCCTTCTTTCCAGTGTATATACGCCCTGTTGAGTCCACGCTGGGTAGATTCAGTCATAGGTAGTTTGTTTTCTTTGATGATGTAGTTGAACAAACGCTCGGATATACCCGCAATCTCGCAAAAGTTTCTGATAGATATGCCTCTGTCCTTGTCATCTAGGAAGAGTTTGAGTTCTTTTTTTAGTTGTTGTTTAGTAAGAGGTTGCATCTTTGCCCCCGTATACGCCAATCATCTTTAAGTAATTACTCACATTCTTGCCTACTGCAATTTGTTCAGGAGTGTAGGCATCTTGTTTGAGAGACATATCTTTGGACAGGCGCATACCAATGAGTCTAGGTTGTACTTGTTCTGCCCATGCAATGGTCGCCAGTGCTGCAGCAATTACTCTATCGTCTTTGCCACGACCAGGTGCGCCTATAAATCCGTTTTCACGGACTATGCCTTTCATCTCTTCTAGCAAGTCCATGCTAAAGATTCCCATCATGCCACGTTCAAAATAATCTTTCATGTATGAGAGCATACGTTCTTTAGAACTGGAAGTAGTAAGAAAGCCTATGGAGTTGGACAGACCACCCATAGTGTCGTTTCTACGCCAGATGTAGTTTTGCATACTACCGAGTACGTCCATCATGTCTCTTGCCATAGGACCTTGTATGGCAGCGGCTAGGCGTTTTAAGTTTCTGAGTTCGTTGATGACTGCTTGTCCTGGTCCGTTGACTTCGAGGTTAAGAGTCGAGTTTTTGTATGCTCCAGCAAGGTGAGCAATGACCCAAGCGAACTGGTAAGTGTTAAGCTCCGATGTGGCGAATTCAGCAACCTGGTCAAGTCCGTCTGCATAGACTCTAAATACTTGTATGCAAAATCTGTCAGCCCAATCTGAGCTGCCGTAAGCTGGGTCTGCTCCAATAACGTAGTAGGCGGTATCAACGGGTTGTTGCCATATCCGTAACGTTGCCAAACGGTCTGAGGACGGTAGGCACTCTGTGTCTTGAAAGAGTTGTCCGAAGGCGTATCTGTAACATTCGTAGTCGAGGGATTTTGCGTATTTGGCTGCATCTGTACACCTACTGTTAGAAAAGAAACTTGTGCCTGTCATTACAAAAGCGTAATCTTCTGTGGGTGGAAACTCTTGGTACATGAGAGTTTCGTCTTTAATACCCTCTGCCATCTTCCACCGCCACCACGCCATCTGACGGGAGTTTATCTCAACCCCGTACATTTTCTTAATTTCTTTTACCCATTCTTTCTCGTCAGGCTTGAGCTTGCCATCCCAGTAGACTTTGTACTCTTTAGAGTCTGGGTGAACAGAGTAATACTCGTTACGCCACCATCCGCAAAAGATTGCACGTTGTGTCCTAGCCCGTTTGGCAGTTTTGTACATATCGTGGAACATATTGAATCCCTGTGCGGTAGATTCAAATATGTACAGACGCTGAGGATTCTTTTCTGCAAGAGATGCAATCAAGGAGGCTAGACCTTCGTCATTTCCCCATGATGCGGTTTCCGTTGCATGTAGGTATGTAATAGCCTTACCCTGCCCCAACCGAGATTTATTTCCCGCAATTTGATAGAAGATACGAGACCTGTTTTTAAGGACCATTTGGTTTCTATTATGGGCAACCAACGGAATCTTATATTCTTTTGGCAGACCATCAATATACATTCCCAGCGTACTTCTGAACATATCTCGGTTTTCTTCTGTGTCTGAAACAAGAGTCCCTTGCCATCCTGGGTGTGTGAACTGCCAATATAAATCAAGCGCCAGGGATACTGTCGTGATTCCCAGTTGCCGCCCTTTGAGAATAACAAAGAAATGGACATCGTCTTTTAACCCCTTATCTATTTCTTCCATGACGTAAGTCTGAGTCCCCAAGAGCTTGGTCATTTTTTTCAAGCCCTCTTCTTTTGTTTCCACTTTCAATTCGGAACAAAATTTATAAAATCTTTGTAAATCAAAATCCATCACGCCTCCCAGGGCATCGTCTCACCGTACTTGTCTTTCATAAACTTGTGACCAGCATCAAAGAACTCTTTTGTCACAGAACCAGGGTTACCACCCAGTCTGAAGTTAAAGCTATGCTTCTTTGTTGTCTGGTACTTAGGGAACATTTGTTTAGCTACCCTGTAGAACTCTCGGTCACTACCAAAGCCAGGCATACCTAAAATGGCTGAGATACCCTTGAGCTTGTCTGTACGCATACCCCACATACACCAGTCTACAAAGTTACATCCCTTATTGTTCCAGTCTTCATGGAGGTCACCCAAGGCTTCACACCTATCGTTGAACAGGAAGTTACCGTCATTGTCGTGTATCTTACGAAGGCTGTATGCCCAGTCGTTACCCCTCTGAATAATCTGCATGAGTGACTCTACATGGTCAGGGTCAAACCAGTCATCATCGTTACAGAAGAACACTACGTCTTCGTTAATCAGGTGAGGTACAGCAGCTAACCATCTACGACCATCTTTGTCTGGCATGGCTATAGGGGTAGGAAATACACAGACCTGTTGGTTCTTCTGTAGGAGGAGCTTGGGGAGCATACCGTTGTCGTACAGTAGGTAGTGCTGGACAGGGTAGGTTTGAGCCTGTACGGAAGCTATACACTTGTCTAGCTCGGGTCTACCTTTGGTGACGGTGACGACTGCTGCTGTTAGTTTTCTACTTATCATTTCATACCCTCTATGTTCCAGTTTGCTATTGCTTCTGCTGCACCTTTATTTTTAGCACAGCGTATTAATTCTTGGTAAACAACGTCTGAGTATTTCTCTTTCCACTCTTTTGCCAGATACCTTTTCGAGCCAGGACTAATGCAAGAGAGTGCGCGTTGCATCTCCCTCTTGAGTCTCAATCTTGAGTTGTACAGCCGCATCTGCATATCCTCTGTTGTATCCATACGCTAACGCTTTCCCCATGTTATTAACCAGTTCTACCCTGTGGTGCTCAGAGACGAGCAGAGCCTCTACCAACAAATGGCAGTGCTCTCTAAGCTCATCTTCGTTCATCCACAGTAATTCAATCATCTGAATCTGCCTTTACTTCTAATCTAACTTTCATAGGAGTTTTGCAATGCAAAGATTTTGTACGTTCATCCGATACAGCTCCTTTTATCATTTCTTTAATTTCTTGTGGCACGTCATCTTTGAATTGAAAATTTCCTAAACGCAATTCTTCAATAGCAAGTCTTGCTTCTATCCTTGATTTGCCTCTAGGGTCTTTAACCCAATCTTTTAATGGTTCTATCATGCAACCCTCCACACTCTTAGGTTGTCACCCTCGGACTTGCTAGAAAACTTAAACCCTAACCTCTTAGATGCCCTGTAGTTGGCGTTGAGCACCTTAGCCCTCGCACTTACAGGCACAGTAAAACTATCCCCCACTTCCATGCTGTCATACGGATATGCGTACACCACCCGTGGGCTAGGTAGTAACGTACCCTTTTCTATCTCTAATATCTCCATATAATCACCTCTACCTATAATCTGATAATACCATAATCTAAAGGACAGTCAAATGTTAATCAAGACCTTCAACGAATACCACTTGGGCGACCAGCTCCATCACCTGAACTTCCTACGTAGGGTTTGTCAGGAGGATACAAGTATCGAATGTATCCACTACTGCAAACAAGAGTACCACCCGCAGCTCCTGCCCCTCATTGAAGGCGTACCCATCACCCTACAAGACCTACCCCACAGAGGAGACGCTATCAACGCTTGGATAGGGGCAGACGGCTACTTTTACCGCAGTCCACTCAACAAGGACTGGGTAGCTTTCCACCTAGATTGGTTTAGTTATCTTGCCAACAAGCTAGGTGTGATGAACCCTATGCAGACTCCAGATACCTTCCTATTTGACTACCCAGAGTTAGCCAGGAGGAAGTACCCCTCCTATGATGTATTGATAGTTAACAGTGTCCCCATGTCAGGACAACTACCCGACTACAACCCTTGGTTCTTTGAGAAGCTCACCAAGAAGTACCTAGAGGAAGGCTCTACCGTTATCACCACCTACCCTACAGGACTCTGCCAATCCACCCTAGAACTGGGTATGACCGTCACAGACATAGGTTGTCTAGCAAAGGGAGTCAACCGTATACAAGGCGTAGATACAGGTCCTATGTGGACCACCTACAACGTACACGCCCGTATACCCACCCGTATAGTCTACTCAGCAGCACACGCTATCAACCTACTCGATACGATAACCCTAGACCGCCTAACGGATATATAAATTTTTTTATGGGGGGGGCAGTGTGGGGGGCACGCACATAACGCTACGCAGTCCCCAACACTTGCCACGCACGCGTAGTGATGAC